ACGATGCTGACTATTACGAGCACGCTGTGGTTCCTGGCGCTCCTAGTGTCAGGGCTTAGGCTAATCATTAAGCGAAAACGAAATGAACGATCAAATCGACAACGCAAAAGAAGCCATTTTCACGGCGGCTAGTAATCCGAAAGTTGCTACATTTGTTGCCGCTGGTGCTGGTGCAACCGGCGTAGCTTCAAGGATGGAGATCATTACCGGCTGGATGGGATTTATCTCTGTGACATTAGGTATGTGTACTGCTGCTGTTGTATTGACGATTCAGATTATCAAACTTGTCAGGGAATGGCGCAGCTATCGGCAGGAGGATGAAGCATGAAATTCATTCTTAAAAAGCTCCGAAAGCTTGCAGAAGATCATCCAGAGTTATTCATTTGGATTAACCTTTTCATAAATTACAAGGTTTAATCATGAATCGTGAAAAACTGATTGCCCATCTCGTCCAAGAGGAAGGTAAGGTAAATAAGTCTTATCGCGATACTGTCGGCAAATGGACAGCAGGTGTTGGCCGGAATCTAGACGATGTCGGGCTATCTGATGATGAGATCATGTACCTACTAGGCAATGATATCAATCGAGTAGAGAAACAGTTAGACACTAATCTGACATGGTGGCGCGGCATGTGCGATGCAAGGCAAAATGCTCTTGCTTCCATGTGTTTTCAGTTAGGTATTTCTGGTCTTTTGGCATTTAAAAATTCATTGCAATTGCTTCGCAATGGGCAATATTCTGCCGCAGCCGATGAATTCTTAAATAGCAAATGGGCTAGCCAAGTACCAGCCAGGGCAAAACGTGTTACCGATATGATTCGAACAGGAGAATACTAATGACTGCTGCTGACCCAATTACTGCGGTTCTCAATATCGGAAGTACGCTCATCGAGCGATTGTTCCCAGATCCTGCTCAAAAAGCTCAGGCAAGCATGGAGTTGCTAAAACTTCAGCAATCAGGCGAACTTGCTCAGATGACTGCGGATACGCAACTAGCAACCGCACAGACTGATATCAATAAGGTTGAAGCTCAGAGCGCGTCCTTGTTCGTTTCAGGTTGGCGTCCATGTCTTGGATGGGTATGTAGCTTATCCTTCGGGTTTAAGTTCATTGGCGGCCCATTGCTTGTTATGATTGCCTCATATTTTGGACATACAGTGCAGCTTCCACAGTTTGACTATTCAGAAATGTCTACCATTCTCATGGGCATTCTTGGTTTAGGTACTATGCGGACATTCGAAAAGATCCGAGGCGCATCCAAATAGAAAAAGCCCGCATCAATAGCGGGCTTTCTCTTTTGCTCTTAGCGATTAAGGATTGGAAATCGCTACGATACCCTGTTTGATCACACAGTTATCGTTGATGTTATCTACAGCCTGGATAGAACCCACTTGATAGGTAAGTTGCGAGAATGGGCTATTGCAACGTACCTCTACTGGAGCCTGAGCGCCAACATATTCGTTTGTCGAACCAATTTGCAGGAACAGGCCGGTACTGGTAGCCATGGTCACGAATTTACCCCAGATCAGACCAGATGAGTTGTCCACATATGCGCGGGTAGTAAACACAGTGGTGCCGGTATTATCAACAGTGGCTTTGGTCACTTGCAGACCATTGGTGACTTTCTTCACGCGGGTAGCGCCTTCAACGGTGAAATTAGTACCAGCAGTATCGGTGAAGTTTTGCGACAAAGTGGCAGCATGAGAACCACCACAGGCGAGCAGGCCAAGAGCCATCAGACATGCAGACAGAGCTGCGAGAATTGCTTTTTTCATTTAAAACTCCTTCAGGATATTCCAGGCTACCGGCCTGGTTTCGGTACAGCAAAATTGTACATCAGCTATATTGCAAGTAAGCTTTATTTCTCTACCTGCTGTAGCGGTGCTGCGCGGTACAGAACCCGAACACGATTTCTGTTGCCTCCGCCAGCAAGAAAGTCCTCGTAAGCTGTTTTCGAGAAGTCAGTCCATACCTGTCCGTCACGGGATGCCATTTGATGGACTGGCTCTGCCACCTGCTGGCTGGCCGCGTCCTGTAAGGCCGTGTCATAGGCAGCGACGTGCGCAGGATTGATGCCGTCAGCCCATACGTCCTTGGCTGGCTCTTGCTGTGCGGGCGAGAGATACGCCTCCAGATTCAGCACAACTTGATCATCTGCACCAGATGGAATCGCATACTTACGAATTTCATTGCAAGCAGCGCGCAGCAGCGTTTTATCGACCGCGACCGTTTCAGGTTCAGCCGCTTGCCTTTCGGCGATGGCCTTGAAGTGGTCGCGATCGGCTTGCTTCAATCCCTCCGAGTAGGCATCATAGACGTTTGTCACTGCGGCACCATTCGGCAATACAGCGGCGAGTGCAGCGGCTTCCTCGGCTTCGGACTTAGATTGGCTTCGCTCATCGCGGGCACCATTGCGACGGCCTGCTGCATACGCCTCTTCCCTATCCTTTTCGCGCACGGCTTCGATATGGGCGATGAGGGCACTACGAGCGGCAATCACACGAGCCTTCGATAGACCTTTGAGTGAATTGCCATACTCTACAAGCAACTCTTTAAACTCCAATGTATCAATCGTGCTTTCTGCTTTGCCAGAGGTGATCTGGCTTTCGATATCATCTATCTCGTCATGAATCACGATAGCTTGGCTCAAAGCTTCACTTGCTGCGGCCTCAATTTGTTGGCTTAACTGCTGAACTTTCTGCACAAGATCGTAGGTTTTCTTCCAGCGGATCATTAATTCGTCGTTCAATTCGTTCTCCCTTAGAGGAATGAATGGGTGGTTATTCGTCGTCGCGCAATAAGTAATGCTTCACGATTTCCAGCGCTCCGATAGCAGCAGATAGAGAAATCTCGCCATCGTATTCGTGCACCAAATCATTGAGCCTGCGCGTCAATTCGCCTGCTTTTGGATCTATCTTTGATGGCGGCGGAAGTTTAAGATTGCTATTCTCCATGTCCGTCTCCATCACTCAAGACATCAAGGCCAAAGCCAAAGATGCAGGATGCGAAGATCCACGCAAGGATCGGCCCGAGGAAGAACGTAAGCGCAACAAAAGCGCCGAGCGCCGGGATCAGCGCGAACAGAAGCTTGCTCATCGCTTCTCCCCTGTATCCGCCTGTTCTGGATTGGTGGTGCGCACATACACATCGCCAGTCTTGACCACTGCAACGTGGCTAAGTTGCATGCCGCCATCGCAGGAGAACCAGCCACCCCATGGGATGCCGACAGACCCGCAAACAGGACAATGACTCTTGTCTTTCTCGTAGTCGTAGTGGTGCTCTGCGCTGTACTTCCACATGCCATCAAGGCCCGGGATGCGGATCGGCGGATCTTCTGGCAGCCAACTGGCGAATTCCAGGCCAGCGTAATCAGTCATGATCGCTCCCCGCTTTATCAGCGCTTTGTGCGAGTTGAGCGGGCGCGGGTGGGAGTTGCATCCAGTGGCTGATTGCCTTCGCGTTGCCGTTGTCGAAATCTACGCACCAGCCCTGATGATTCTCCGGGTCATGCTGATCGTCGCTTCGCTGCGCAAGGGTTCGATAGCCGCACCAGATCAGTACTTCCTGATTGAGTTCTGGCAGGCGCTCATTCACGCTGATCCATTTGTCCTGCTCTTGCGCTGGAACCTGTTTAGCAAGAGCGGCAGCAGCCTCTTTCGTTGCGCTTACACCTCTCTGGAAGCACTTGCGGCCCCAATCCGACTGAGCGCCGTTGATGAAGCCAGTTTCTGGGGTTGGCACCTCAAGCTCCAGTATCGCCACAGTCAAGTCAGATGGAGTTGGAGTAGCGTGAGCTGCTAAAGCTTTGCGCAAGTCAACGATTTCTTCATGCATGTAGAAGGTTGCCAAATGCTTAGAGTCATCGGCAAAGCTTCGCTCGGCCCATGTTTTGATGTTAGGCATTCTTTACCCCACTAGCAGAGAGGATGGCATCCGCGTCAGCGCGGGAAACGATGTCGAAGGCCACGCCGGTTTCGATGCAGGCCCGCAGCCGCAGCTTCTGCTCATCGGTCATCTGCACTACTGCCGGAGCGGAAGAGGTGGCAGCGCGTACCAGATCCGAATATTTCATGGCATACAGCTGCATGCCGAGTCGATCCCACAGCGGCCCCATCTTGTCGTGCGTCATGACCGGGAATTCCAGCGGAGGGAACGGCACGCCTTCGGTCTGGAGCGCTGCTTGTGATACTGGTGCGCGGCGGTTCCAGAATTCGGTCGCCTCTGCTGCCGTGCGGAACCAGCCTAATCCGACAAGGCCAGCGAGAGGCTGATAGTCGCAATGACCGCACCCTACGCCGTAGCAGTCTTCTTCGATTTCTTCGATTTCACCAGGTTTCCCGCAAAATGGGCACGGCTTCAGTTCTTGGTTGTCCATGTCATTCCTTAGATGGTTGGGTGGCGACCATAGCAGGTTCGTCCAATTCGATTTGACCTTCTCCGTCGCAGTCTGGGCATGTATCGATAACTTCTGTGTGGCCGGTCGGGTACATCTTGGCGATCATGGTTGTGCCTTCGCCTCCGCACATTTCGCAGAGCCTGTAGCCTTCGTCGGCCTTCTCCAGGTTCACTGAATGCGGGCGGTGATCTTGATCGTCTTCCGGTGCGTAGATATGCTTTCGACCATCGCGCAGGTCACGACTTAGGCGCTCATACGCTTTAAGACCGTCCTCCAGAGAGTGAATGTCGGAGCGAACCGAATCGCGGGCATCGACACCACGCACCCACGTTTCAAGGGAGCGGGCAGCATGTAAGCCGGATTGCAAGGCCAGATAGATGTGATCCATTTCGCGGCTCATTTCGGCTCCTGTTTGGTCTGTTCTGCTACTTGAGGGGCGGCGGAAACCATGGCATGCCAGACAAATCCTGCGGCGTCTTGATCGCGGGTGGTGCTTCCGCGCTTCCAGGATTTCGCGGTGTCGAAATAGAGCTCGCCGCTTGCGATGTACATTTCTGCGGTTGGCTTGATAGGAACAAGCTTCCAGCCTTCCGGCACTCCCCCTGCTGCTTTGAGTGCGGAGACTTGCGCTTCAAGGTCGGCAATGCGGCCGGCGCTCTTAGCTTCTGCTGCATCTTGCATGACACAGAATGCTTCCAAAGCGCGTTCAGGATCGCCTTTGAAGTAGTCCCAATATTCGACACGAGCAAACTCACGAATCAGTGCAATAGCTTCAACTGCGCGGTCACCGTAGATATCGAAGGTCATTTGGATTGCTCCTTTTGCACAGCTCGCAAAGCCTTGTACCAATCCTTGCGATAGATGCCATTCAGAACAACGCCAGTCTTCTTAGCAGCATCTTTTACAGACATGCCGCCTTCAATCAATTTTTGCGCTTTATCCATCGCTGCGCTTTGCCTACCAGTCATCACATTCTCCTTCTGTTGTGTATGTAATGAATCATAGCAGGCATATGTAAGCAATGCAAGCATAGAATGCAAAAATAAAGCCGCCCGAAGACGGCTTGTTGCTCACTTCGGCCACGCTTTCGGTTTAAGCTCCGCTTTCTGCGCTGCCAACTCGTTAATCTGATCGGCGCATTGCTGAATCTGATCTATGGTTGCCCGAGCATCCTTCAGAAGTCCTGAGATATCACATGGCTCGCCATCTTCAGGTTGCATAAGCCGAAGAATCTGCGAGCCAGCAGAGCTAAGCTGGCCGGTCAGGATTTGCAGGCGCTTGAGTTGATCTTCGTGAGCAGCCCGGATTGTTGAATACTGGCCCCGTGCGATGATTATCTCTTGTGGAATGGTAGATATGTCCATGGTCAGATAGCCAGAAGTTGCTTACCACGGAATGGCGGAGCAAATGGGATATCATCGTCCATATCAGCAAAATTCGGAGCTGGGCGATTGTTGCTTACCGCATGTTGTCGTGTGAGGTTCTGATCGCGCTGGCTTGGCTCCTTTGTCGGACGTTCTATTACTTCCTGGCGCTGACCACCCTGCAAAGCAACGTTCTGCACGCGAATTTCCTGAGACATTTTCTTTTGCCCATCGCGATCAACGTATTCACGCTGAGTCAATTCGCCAGTGACGGTAACATATGCGCCCTTTACCAAGTGACCTGGCAATTTCCCTTCTGCACGCTTTCCCCATAGTTGGCAGCGATGCCAAATCGTCGGCTTATCTTGCCCTTGGCTATCGGCCACGCTGAAATTACAAACTGCCGTGCCATCAGGCAAGAATTTAGTTTCGGCGTCATTGCCAATTACGCCACTGAATGCGATCACGTTCATGCTTGCTCCCCTTCGAATTTCGATTTCAGATTGTCATAGTGCTGCTTAACGGCTTTGTTCTGCTTGGTTGCCTGCCACGCCTGTGCAAACAGCTTTTTAAGCTCATCAAGCGTTTGCGCGCCATCCAATGCACCAATCCACTCCATAGCTAGCTCAGACGGCGTAGGCTGCGATTTAGGCGCTTTGCTGGCTGCGTTTCCGTCATCGTCTTCCGGGGCGATGCCACAAGCAGCCATCAGCGAATAACGGCGCGCATAGCTGAGTGCAGAACCATAGCCTTGGGGATCTTGTTTTGAGGCGGGGACATGCAGCCGACCGCCTTCCAGGTACTGTCCTGATTCGTGGATAAACACGGTTTCTACCGTCACTCCGGTGGAATCCTCAAAGGTGCGCTGCATCAAGGCAATGCCATTAGCATTCAGCGAATCAATAACCGCCTCCACGCAAGCAGCTAGGTCGGCGTACTTTGATTTGAAATGAGGATTGGTAGAGGTCTTCAGTGCGGGAGCGAATCCCTGTTGCGCCTTTACGAACGCGGCGCAGATGTTTTGCTTGTCAGTCATCACTATTCCTAGGTAAGTTAGTCAGTTTATCGAAAATTGATAAACTAGGTCAAAACGGCAAAATGCCTGCTTCCACATCTTTCTTCTGCTGTTCCTCCTGTTCTTTAGTCAGTGTTGGTCGCCAGACTTTCTCTCCCATTGGATATAGCTTGTCAGAATATGTCTGTACTAGACCGAGCTTTACGGCCTTATCGTAGGGCATCACGTGAGGGATCATTCTTCCTCCATATGCC